GCTTCCTCGGGCGTCAGGTCGGGGTTCTCTTCGATAGCCCACTCCTCGGGCGACATGACGCCGGCCTTGAGCTTCTGCACCTTGATGCGCACCTTCGCCTCGGCGCTGGTCGGGTCGTCCTCGTATTCAGGCTCGGGATAGTCGATGCTGATGATCGCGTTCTCGTCGATGCTGGCTTTCACGTGAACATTCCACATGCGGATGATGATGCGCCAGAGATCGCGAAGCGCGGCGGTGACGAGCGGAATGGCGTCGATGCGATGGCGCTTTAGGTCGAAGTTCTCCAGCTTCAGAGCATAGCCAGACGATGCACTTACCCCGACCCTGAACGCAGACGGCGGCAGGCCGTAGCGGATGAGTAGGCGCTGGAGCTTATCGCGCAGCACATCCAACAACTGCGGCAGCGTATTCGGAGGCGTGACGAACGAGAACTTTCCCGCCGCTTCACCAGCGATAGGCGCAGGGATCTTGAGCACGAGCGACGGGTCGATGATGATCTCGCCGCTGCCGCTCCAGTTCTCGGCGACCGGGATGCCGAACGACTGCAAGCGGCAAAGCTGGTTGATGAACGTCAGCAGCAGGTCGATCTCGATCTGAGCCGTGACAAGCTCTTCCGACACCTCGGGAAAGAATGAGCCATCGGGCAGTTGCGCGCGCAGGATGGCGAACGGGATCAGCCCATACGGGTTGATCATGTCGGGGTTCGTCTCCGGGTTCGCGCTGCGGAACACGCCCGAGCCGTCGAAGATGAACGCCGTCTCGTCCGACCAGTTCACATAGTCAGTGATGGTCTGCTGGTTGATACTGTCGATCCACTCGCGGCGGTAGATGATGGCGTCGGCTTCCTCGGGGTCGTCCTCACTCTGCGCGCAGAACAAGTCTGCCTGCGAGAACACCCGCCACTTGAAGCCTCGCTTCGCCTCGATCCACACGGGATGCAGCGCAGCAAGCTCGACGGCGTTCGAGTATACTTCCCACTTTTTGAGCGCCACGCCCAACATACCATCTTCCATCACGGCATCGATCACGGCCTGGACGGCAGGATCTTCGCTCGTGAACACGGGCGTCGAGTCGATGACGTTCGACAGCTTGTCCACCACAGAGCGCGTCACGTTGTCTATGGCGATCTGTAGCGAGAGGTCTTGATACCGCTTGAAGATGCGCCTGAGTTCGTCAGCTACGTAGGCCTCATGCTTGCCGTTGTAGAGGTCGATGATCTTCTGCGCGTCCATCTGGCGTGCTAGGTTCCGCGCCATCCCGATCTCAGCGCGAAGCCGCGCGAGAAGCGTCTGCATTTCAGGTGTTGCCATGTTTGCTCCTTAGCCTTGCGACCACTGCGCCACGGTGCGCACGGGGTGAAGATATTCAGTTGGATATTTAAGGGCGTCGGTGATGTGCTCGTGGCCGTCCTGCGCTGGTATCGCTGCTCCGTCTTTGTAGCAGTGCCGCTCTAGCGCCTCAATCAAGCGCTTGCAGCGTGGCGAGATCATCATGCGGCGCTTGCCATCAGCAGAGCAGAGGCGGGCGTTGAGTGCGTTGATGCCGTCGCGTAGGCTGACCTTGCCGCGCACATAGACGGTCAGACCTGCCGCGCGCAATATCGCATGATCCGAGAATCCAGCAGGAGCAGCCGTATGCCGCCCACGCCCCGCCGGGTCAGGATATGCCGATACGATACGTGAGCCGTGCCTACGCTTCGCCTCGTCGATCATCTCCTGCGTATTACTGCTCTTGATGACGATCTCGTCGATCACGTATGTCATCTCTGGCGTATCCCAGAACACGACGCCGGTCATCGGATCGACGTTGAAATCCATTCCGATACCGAGCGGCCCGCTGTATGCAGGCGGCTCGCCCACGTTGCCGTTGCGGTCGAATGAATAGAATACCCTGCCGGTCATCGTCTCGAACGACGCCAGGTATTCCTGTCTGAACGTGCGCTCGTCTGAGTCGCGCTTCGCGTCCTCGATCTCTTGCGGTGGCACCCAGCCGCCGTCGATGGTGCGGAACTGGTGCGATGACCAGTCAGCATCCTCTGGCTTTGGCGACTGGCCGCGCAGGTATAGCTCGTATAGCTGACCGTATCCATCAGGCGTGCCGGCGAAGATCGCGCGCCCGCCGGTAGTGGTCAGCATAGGGCGAATGACGGTCGGGAATACCGAGGCATCCATGAAGTCGTATTCGTCGAAGGCCGCGAAGTTCAGCGAGACGCCGCGCAGGCTGTCGGGGTTATCCGAGCCGCGCAGGCTGATCGTCGATCCGTTGATAAGCTCCATGCTCAGATCAGTCTCGTTGCATTTGCGCACGTATTCAGGCGGCGTCTCTGACTTGAGCACCGACCACATGATTTGCCGCGCCTGGCGGTAGGTCGGCGCGATATACCAGATGTTCTTGCGCGGCATGGCGGCGGCGCGTAGAAGCTCGCACAGCACGAGGCGGGTCTTGCCGAAGCGGCGACCGGCAACCAGCACGCGGAATCGCGACTGATCTGTGAATACCATGCCTGCGTTCTGTTTCAGCTGCATGGCGGCTTCGTCTCGATCTCGATCTTGATCGGCGGCAGAACCTTGTTGTCATCGTCGCGGTCATGGTTCTCGCGCCACCTGCCGCGCGTTTTCAGGAAGAAGATAGCGGCGGCGACGTGGCCCTTGTCCTTGCGGTCGGTAGCCGTCTGGTATAGCGTCTTGGCGACGTTCACGATGACGTGCGCCGTGCCTTTGTCGTATTCAGCCTGGCACCTGCGTTGCAATGTTCGCTCATTGATGTCGACAATCCTGGCGATCTGCGCCCATGACAACCCGAACCCGGCGCAGATGCTTACCTGCTGCCGGATCTTGTCATCGATGGGTGCGCGCGGCTTGCCCATCAGACATCCTGCCCATGTTTTTTGAATGATTCATCTAATATTTTCGGTATAGCATTATTCCAGCTTATTTTGTGATGTAGTCTATTCATTGATCTCGGAACTATTACCCTAGCGAATGAGGGGAATAGCATAGTTGTGTAAAATGATTTGACATATGTTCCGCTCGCTAGATATGCATCAGACATGCCGCCAGATGTTGATTGCGTCTGCGCTTGGTTTAATACAATATCAGGTATGGAAAAGAATAATTTCCCTATGCTACCAAGCGAAAGATATGTATTCACATCCTCATTCAATCTACTGAAGAACCAGAATCGCCTAGATGTTTTGCAGAAGAATGAGTTCATGGCCTTGCGTTTTTTGAATGGAAATATATTATCCTTGAAATTTGTGCATTCTGCGCCGCCCATCAAATCGCCGCCTTGCAAAAAACAAATAGAAGCAATTCTAAGATCAGATTCTAGGAACTTACAAAATGCGCTGCATACATCATCCATCAATCTGATCTTTTCGCGCTTAAAAACACCCTCCCTATCGAATGTATGCCGGAAGCCTGTATAGTCATCATCTAGCATCAAGAAATAATCAAATCCCTTCTCTTTCGCTATATCGAAACAGGCATTCCGTGCATGCGTGGTCGTTCTTCTATTCTGGAAATTGTCGCAACTATCGACCATCGCTGCATACTTCGGCTTATCGAATACCACGATCATATCTGATGGAAAGTTCGCTCGATATTTATCTATGGTTTTATCTTCGTTGTCGCATACTATAAATAGCGGCCCTGTATATCCGCATTTCTTCAGCGTTCGGAGCGTGACTATCTTATCAGGCCGACCGTGGCTGATGATAAATATGCAAAATGATTTATTCATCATCGCTATCTGAACCTTCAGCCTCAAGAGCGTCTGCTATCTCTTCCTTCAGCTTTACATATCCTAGCTGCATTGCTTTCTTGAAGTCGATAATAACAAGCGCCAGATCTTCCATTAGTTCCTGTGTCTCTTTGTTCGCGTGACAATAATATTCTGCGATCTTGTCATATCTGAAAATGATATGCCTCGATGCGGCCTTCTTCAGGAAGATCTTGATATCGTGCGGCAGATTCGATGCTTCTATCTTACTGAAAAAGTCATCAGCACGGCTTGTATCAAGAAGTTCGGCAAGCTTCGGCTGCTCACCCTTCGGCTCGTATACTGGCGCATCCACTTTATGCGTATAATCATCACTCAGGCCATCTCCGATATTGCCTGATATCGATTCAAGCTCCACATCATCGAATCCTGCAAGTGTCAGATCGAAGCCATCATCCTTCAACGATTCAAGCTCCACCTTCAGCATCTCTTCATCCCACCCGGCGTTCAGCGCCAGCTTGTTATCCGCGAGGATATACGCGCGCTTCTGCGTCTCGTTCAGATGACCGAGCGTGATGGTCGGTATCTCCTTCAG